CAGCTCTCGCTCCCAGAGTCCCAGCTATGCCAGAACTTCAGCATCGTTTCAGATGCTGGGGAGGACGTGACTTTCATCTCCAGAGGAGGCGTCCACGTCGATATATAACTCCACCGCTTAAGGCGTAGTGACTCTATGAATCTGCTAAAACACAGAGACATAGCTTCACATTTGTCGCGCTAAGTCGGTAAGCTACCTGAGGTATCTTTCGATAATTTCTGTTCGTACCAGACAGACCCCACACTAAAAACTAAAAAATTTTGCCCTACTGCGTCATATGACGTGCTGTATACAGCAATCCACTTTCGTGGTCAGGAGGTGTTAGATTAAAGTTCATATAACTCCGACGAGTCGTCATTATATGGATACCCTAATTCGGATCATCAAGTCGAGCCCCTCCCGAGCGAGCTACTTTTTTCGCTCCCCGGTGAGGTTTCCTCTAACGATAACACCCGATTCCTAGTTTAGTGTGGCATTTCCACCTGGTACTAAAATACGCTTGTTAACACTTGTGTATTAAGTGCCACCCCACTTGGGGATCACAAACAGTTGGACTGTTTAACGTCGCCGCGACGTGTAAATTTATTTATCTCAAGGAGATACAAACTCCGTGAATATTAGGTTTATAGTTCCCCAAACTTGTTACATGAAGCCCCCAATGGCTTTAAGACCAGTGCCAATACCACTCACGATTTCACTCTCGTGCTTAGAGAGAAAACCGCCGAATTTCTTCGCACCCTCCCAGATCTTGTACATGTATGACTCATAGATTTGTTCAGGTACACCAACGTAACCTGCAACCATCTTAGATGAGAATACATTCTGAATAAGGTCCATACCTCTTGAATCTACAAGCCTAGGCTTAAGATTTGTGATATATGTCCCTTTCAGTTCGTACATTGCCGTTATTTCGACATGGAACTGGGTCCCTGCTTCGCAAACGAACCCCATAATGAGGTCTTTTGCACCCAGGACTTTGGCGGGTTGATTGGTATTTGGGTAGGTTGAGTAGAACGCGAAGTCATCATGACCCGTGCTCTCGTAACCCCTGGAACCTTTAGGGTGCCAGTTTATCACAATAGCCTCCTTCTGAGACCCCGTTTGGGTCGCTCTTACAACTCTCGAAGTAGGAGCCGACTCTAATGAGGACGAAGTAAAGGAGGATGAGCGATTTACTGGCAAGTGAGATGGTGGCTCGAGCAATATGATCCTTCCATTCTGGTCCATAAAGGACGAGTCTGGAAAGACCTTCATTGTACAGCCGACCACCCTCCACTGCAGACCAGACTGAGTGGACGTAGTGCAAAAATGTTTGCTCTGCGCCCACCCGGCCTGCTGGACTCCCGCGGCAACAGACGCGGCTTCTTGGTGAATTGCAGTACCTGCATACGACGCCATAGTGTATTCTATTTGCGTCCGGTCATTAAATGGACCGGCAGCATCTAGACCTAGACTAATGTCGACGTCTGACAGATTTACTGTAACATAACCAAAGCCGTTCGTTCCCGTGGAGACCTCCAGTTGTTGAGTGTAACGCTCAACTCCTGTTCTGCCCGGAAATCCACCGATATTGGTGGGTACCCCAACTTTGGGCGCTGATCTAGTGTCAACAATAGCTTTAAGGTAATCCTTAGCTACACTTGACAGCTCCGATCGCGACCCTCTCTTGATTTCTTCAAAATCCTTTTGAAAGGAGTCTTGAATGACTTTTTTTGTTCTTGATAGTTTGTCTTTTGACTTACTCATCTTTTGCTTGAAATTTTAACTCGATAAATTCCTAATCTTACGCTTCAGTTTCCTAAATGCGTAAGTTGGAAAAGCGCCCTTCGAAATACATAGCCCACATAGGTGCAGTATTCTCCAGGCGATATGACCTTTGGGTTACGATACCGTAGCTCAGGTTTTCTAAGCCATCCACAGGATAATCAGAATTGCCATCAGGCAATTTGTAGGTATAAAGTTTAGTTGCTTTACAGATGCCTTTAACGGCACCTATAGAAACATCTTCAACTTTATTTCTACCTCTGATTATACCCGTTTGGACATGTCTTACAGTCTCGCTCTCTGTTCCGAGAGGAGTTGCAATTATAGGGACAACTTTTGTCATGTAGCCAGGTTGTGAACCTGCTACTCCTATAGTGCGGCACACCAATTCAACAGCTAACCGTTGTCTTGATGTGACCCTGTAATTCATGCCCGGGAGTGGTACCAGCCCCAAACCACCCACCAGTGCAGGCAGAAAATAGTTATTCCCCTTACGTCCAGTCAAAAACTTAAGAGTTCCTGACCACTTCCTATGAAACATATTCCACAGTAAGTCGTGAGACATAAGAGGAGCCGCAGTTTCGGAAAATTCATTCCAAACCTGCGGGTTAACTACTAAACCACCGCCCTTGTCGACCCGTTCCACGAGATTCCATCTAAAAAATGGTACCTCTTTTACGGACCTTGATCCCACCCTAAACATTCTAGAATTAATCGTAAAGATTTTTCTTGATATTTGGGTTTTAACAGGATTGATAGACCACAGTTTGCTCATCCACGATAAATAATCGTCGACGAGACATTCTGGGACTGCCACTACACCGTCATCTCCGTTAACCAGAAATAGACGTTGTATGAGTTCCCAACTCAGTCCATAGATTCTCTGTATTCTTCTGAAGAATTCGAGTTTCCATGAACTGTGGATGACCGTTAGTTTAACAAAACTAAGCCTGTCACCCATGAGTTGAGAATTCGCCTGTTGGAACCAAGGCGCGTCAGGATTTTTATTATCTCTGACGCGAACGATGCATTCTCCCGTTATTCCAGAACATTTATCATAAACGTTCCAGAGTTCCGAAGGGACTACATCTCGGATTGACATGTTACTAAGCTTAAGACAGATACTATCTGTAGCTGCATCTCCATCATCAGAAATGATCTTGAAGGCGCATCCACAGATGGCTTCTGCCTCAGTAACAGCACTAGCGAATGTATAAAAGAATTCTTCCGGTAATTCCTTTCCGGAACAGACATACGGTTTCTGCTTGAGGTGTCTCATCAGTTTTAATTGAAGAGATCCCCAAAGCGGAGACTCCCACCACTCGTTGAGTGAGATTGACCTAACCTTTAAGGGTTCGG